GCATTTACCTACCAATGGGTTCATTGGGTTAATTCTTGGAGTTATCCATGTCAGAAGCAAATGTAAGAACGGCAGATAATGTCGTAACATCCGAAAATTTAGCTGATTTTCATGCTGAAAAATTAGGTTTAGCTAGTGAAGAAGCTCCCGTTGTGGCTGAAGCTGTCGAGGAAACTCCAGACTCAGAGCCAGCGGTAGAAGCCCAAGCTGAGAGTGAACCAACGGCAGAACAAGAAGCGGAAGTAACAGACAAGCCGAAACAAAATCCCAAACTTGAAAAGCGTTTTTCTGAGCTTACAAAACGTGCTAAACAAGCTGAAGCCGAAAAGCAAGCATTAGAAGCCCGCCTACAAGAACTTGAGAGCAAAGTAGCACCAGCACCCCAACAGATTGAACAGGACATTTTGGGTGAAAAACCTCAAGCCAGTCAGTTCCAAGATGCTTTTGAATATGCAGAAGCATTAGCTGAGTGGAGTGCGGAAAAAGCATTAGTAGAACGTGATAAGCAAGAACAGCAACGCATGATCGAAAAAGAACGCCAAGAAGTTATCAAATCTTGGACAAGTAAATTAGAAAAAGCCAAAGCTGAATTGCCTGATTTTGATGAAATGGTGGCATCTAGCCAAGTCCAAGTACGAGATGAAGTACGAGACGCAATACTAGAGTCCGATGTAGGCCCACAAATCCTATATCAATTAGCATCAGATGACGAACTTGCTCAACGCATTTCTACTATGCCAGTTAACAAGGCTCTAAGAGAATTAGGGAAATTGGAAGTTCAGTTTGAGCGTAAAGAAGCTCCCGCTGAAGTCAAAAGCGAACCTGTTGCTCGCAGTAAAGCACCAGCACCGATTAAGCCTCTCACCGCTGGGAAAGGTACACAAGATGTTCTCATCGATGGAGATGGGGCATTTCATGGAACTTACGCCCAATGGAAAGCAGCACGACAGGCTAAACGGATACGCTGATACCCATTTAAATATATATAAAGGAAATAATCATGGCAAATAATTTGCTAACTATTTCTAAGATCACTAACGAAGCGTTGATGGTCTTAGAAAACGAATTAACATTTACATCTGAAGTAGATCGTAACTACGATGACCAGTTCGCTGTAGTCGGCGGTAAGATCGGTAACACAGTAAACGTTCGTAAACCAGGTCGTTTCATTGGTACAACTGGCCCAGCTTTGAACGTTGAAGACTTTAACGAGACTTCAGTTCCTGTAACCCTTTCTACCCAGTTCCACGTTGATACTCAATTTACCACCCAAGACCTTGCACTATCTCTCGATATGTTCTCTGATCGGGTGTTGAAACCTGCGGTGGCTGCTATTGCGAATAAGATTGATCGTGATGGTACTTTGCAAGCTGCAAACAACACCGCTAACATCGTTGGTGTTGCTGGTACGCCTCCAACTGGTTTGATCACTTACCTGACCGCTGCTGCTTACCTTGATGCTGAAGGCGCACCACGTGATGGCCGTAGATCATGCACAGTTGAGCCATTTACCTCAGCTACTATCGTTGACAGCTTGAAAGGCCTCTTTGTGCCACAAGAAGCTATTGGCGAACAGTATCGTAAAGGTTTGATGGGTCGTGACTCTGCTGGTATGAACTGGAAGATGGATCAAAACATCGTTTCACATACTTTCGGTAACTTCTCAGGTTCTGCAACTGTAGCTACTACAACTGCTACTGGTTTCTTGACAAGCGGTTGGGCTTCTTCAAGCACAATCACCATGTCTTTGACCAATGGCGTTAGCTTAAATCAAGGCGATACATTTACTATCGCTGGCGTTTATGCAGTTAACCCACAGAATCGTCAGGCTTATGGTTCAAACAAGTTGCGTAACTTTGTAGTTAATACTGCTGTTAGCGGTTCAGGTGGTACTATTTCTGTAAACGTATCTCCAGCTATTATTACTGCTGGTCAGTTCCAGAACGTATCTATTCCTACAACCAATGGTACTGCTGCTGTTACCTTCTTTAACCAGTCAGGTACTGTTTCCCCACAAAACATCATCATGCACCGCAATGCGTTTACTCTCGCAGTAGCCGACCTTGAGTTGCCAGAAGGTGTTCACTTTGCAGGTCGTGCAAGCGACAAAGAAATCGGTCTGTCAATGCGTGTAGTTCGTCAATACACCATTAACAACGACTCTATTCCTACTCGTTTAGACGTTCTGTATGGTTGGGCTAACCTGTATCCTGAACTCGCTTGCCGTGTTGCAGCTTAATTTTTAACTAATAAAGGAAAAAATCATGGCAAATCCAGGCCCAGCAGTCACAACATCGATTCACCCACAGCTATTAGGCTCTAACCAAGCATTGCGTTTGATCGCAACTGCTCAGGCTGTTAGCCTATCTAATACTGGTGATACCGCAGTAAACGTAATTGACGTTACCAACTATGTTCCAGTTTCAGTTATTACAGCTAACGCTAATAACGCTGGTGCAGCAGTTTCTAGCATCTCTAGCATTTACTTAGGTGTTTACACAGCATTATCCGCTGGTGGTACAGCAGTCTATACAAAAGCAGCTTTGGCAACTAATACAACCACAGCTAACGCTTCTGTTCAGCCTGCTACATTAGTAGCAAGTGCAACAAACGCTCAAACTTTGTATGTAAACGTATCTTCCGCTACCGCAACTGGTACGATTGATGTTTATGTATACGGTTACGACTTGTCAGCACAGTAATTTGTTGTAAACTTAAAGCCCACCCCCTAAAAAGGGTGGGTTTTTTACTAAGGGGAATCAATGAAAAAAGTAATGATCGGTATGCCTTGCTATTCAGCTAAGGTTCATTTCCAAACAATGCGCTCACTTTTGCTCGATGCAGTCAATATTATTGGGCGTGGCGATAAATTTAGCATAGCAGAAGATTTGGGCAATAGCGATATTGCAGGCTCACGAGCAGCCATTTTTGGGGCTTTTGTGCGCTCAGATGCAGATGTTTTAGTATTTATTGACGATGACATATTTTGGACACCAGGCTCACTAATTAAGCTAATAGATCAGCCTGTTGATGTCGTAGGTGGTATTTACCCTAAAAAGCGTGAACCGCTTGAATGGCCTTTCAAAATAGGCATTAAAGATGAATATCGTGTTGATCCTACAACAGGGCTAATGGAAGTTATGGGGCTACCTGGCGGGTTTATGAAAATCAGTCGTAATTGCGCTAAAAAGATGACTGAGGCATATCCTCGTCAGACATTGCGTAGCACAAGCGAACATAGTCAATTTTGGCCTGTATTTGACCCTTATGAAATGCCCGATGGCAATCGTTTAAGCGAGGATTTTAGCTTCTGTCAACGATGGCTAGATATAGGTGGTCAAGTCTGGGCAGATTTTGAATTAGAAATGGGTCATATCGGTTACAAGTCTTTTGTAGGAACTGTCGGAAAACACTTGAGAGAAGCAGAAAACAATGTAAAATAGTTGTAGTTTTACAACACACACCCTTTGCAAAGGAAAAATTATGTCAAGCACCACCATTACACGTGGCAATTCCCACGAAACTTTTTATATCACCCCATCCATTACTCCTGCTGCCGTAGCTGCTAATACCTCTGCTGCTCAGACTTTTAGCGTTGGTGGATTACAAACTACCGATTTCGTTCTTGTTCAAGGTTATCAAGGCACACAAACAGCAGGAATTGTTGTCGCTGAATCAGATTGCTTAAATGCTGGCGTATTGTCTATTCAGTTTGCTAACTGCACAACTGGTAGCGCAACTCCAGCTTCTGGCTTGTATGCTGTTCAGATTACTCGTTTAGAAGGCCCAGCACCTACTACTGCTGTTTAAGGATAAATCATGGCTAACGTATCAGCTTACCGCTTTGTTGGCCCAACAACGGCCATATCAGTAACTACATCTAGTTCGACTTCTGTAACTATTACCCCTAATGGTAATGATCAAGCGAACTTTTGTGGTTTTTTAAACGTAGGTACAACACCTATTGCTATTACTATTGCTCCAGCCGTTGCAGGAACAACGACAACTGCTGCGGCAGCCGTTCTCCCAACAGGTGGAAATAGCTCACAAAGCTTTGTTTTAGGCATTTCAATGTCACAGCCTACTGTGATTGCTGTACCGCCTAGCTTTGCTATTACAGCTATTGGAACAGCTAATACGCTATATGTATTGCCTATGGTCGATCAAAACTAAGGAATAAT